GTGGTTGGATTACTTTCGTTATTTTTATTTTTAATCTTATCAGCAATTGTCAATTGGACTGTGAAGTTTGTCACATTTGTTCCAAAAGAAGTATCGGTAATAAGGATATTTCCAAAAGGATACGCAGGAAACTGCTCATTATCTATATTAGTTATATCACCCTGTGTGACAACCTGTATAGATGGATGGTTCTTCATTATAGTCTTAAAGTAATTAAGAGTATTATAATAAAGAGTGTAATTGGTTCCTGTGTTATGAACAATTTGTTGAGCCATAGTATTATAATTGTATTCCTCCGAAGTATTGATTACTTTGGTCAGGATATATTTGAGTTTGATTACCTACTGTCTGTAAGTATTGTGGAATTTCGTTTGAATATGCAATTAGATAGTTTTGTAATCTCAATGCATAGTAATCAGCGTTATTCAATGCCTTATTCAAAAGATAATCTATTTCTGATTTAGTTGGTGCAATACCTTGTTCACTTTGTTGTTTCACTGCACCATTTGATTTAAATTGCACAGATGAGAATGGTATATACTCAACACAACCATACCATATCAAAGTATTTTTAATGTGGTCATCTAAAAGGTCTTGATAATATGAAGATAAACTACCAACAGTCCCTGCTGTGATTTGTGCTTGAAGATATTCAAATAGGACAGTTCCTAATAAATTCTTTAAGTATTTATCCTGTGCAGTTCTTACAAAAGGCAATAAAGCATCTGCATCAATTGCACCTTGTAATGGTGAGTTCTTTATAATATCATTTCTGTTTATGAATAATGCGTAGCTCATATTATCTAAATATTTCGTATTCTTTATTGTTTAAATTCAACATAGAAAATCCTTCCATTTCTTCTGTTGGTTTCGGTTCTATTATCGTTTGTTCTGCAGTATCATCAGTTGTTGCAGGATTTTCCATTGCATCATTTGTTTCATCTTCAACCTGTGCAACCGTCTTACCAGTTTCTTCTGCAGTTTGAGATAAGATTACTAATGGAGTTAATTGTTCAAAGTATAATCCCATATCATCCCATCCACCTTCTGTCAATGCATAATCTAATGCATTTAATATTAAGTTTTGGAATGGAGAGATTGTCATTGTTTGCATAATAGAGAATGCTGTTTTCATTTCCTCACTTTGAGAAGAGAAACCATTATTTTTAGTTCTTATACCAAATAGTAATGGACTGGTCACTCTATGTGCAACTAATATTCTATCTTGTGTGTATTCTGCAACATAATCATACTTCTCATGCAAATTAGGAATATCAATAATATCCAAAGTAGGTTTAGTATTCGGGTCATCGTTAAATGATAACATAAATCTACCTGCGTTATCTGTTCCTGTAAATTTAGCTTGAACTAAATCTTCTATTGTTTGTCTTTCTTCAGGTGCTGGAACTCCATTATTAAAATTAATCATAACAGATGGTAAGAAACCATTGATGATATTATTAAAATGTAAATTACTAATCTCACCTTCTGAAATACTAAATTGCATTGCTGCAACCCAATCAGGTAGGGAATAATAGTATAAACCTGGACAATAATGTTTGATGTAAAGGATTTCCATTTTATCTTTAGATGTTCCAAAAGCAGGTATTTTCTTTTTATCTTTTACCTTTCTCTGGTCATCCCAATCAACACAATAATAATAGTTTTCTATTCTTGGATTAGAATATATCTTTTCTGCTCTCAAATATTGAACAGGAATATGATACATCTTAATTATTTTAGTATGTTCATCATTCCAATAAACTTGATATGCGGCATTACCAAATAATTTTAAATCAAATGCTACCTTTTTAGTTTCTTCCTGTGGAATTAATTTTTGTAATACATCGTTCTTTACTAAATCCTTTGAATATAATCCTTTACCATATACTAAATCAGCAATACCTTCTATACAAGCATTGTTAGTTGTTGATACATTATATGCAGTTGTCACTGCACTAAAAAAGTCGTCATGTCCATAAACACCAAAAGGCACCCACGAATAACGAGTTTTAGTATCTTCCGTTATGATTGGAAGAGAATTATTATTTACATTAACGATTGAAAATTGTTGTTTACCTTTCATATTAGTTCATTATAATATATTTGTTTTCACTTTCATGTGAAACATATTGTGTATTTTGATTTTCGTATACTGCTTTATCAACACTTTGAGATGCGTATACTTGCCAGCTACCATGCCAAATATCAATTGATGCACTACCTGATTGATTGTATAGAACTGCACGATATTCATCACCTACACTTGCAGTAGCAATACTTGCAGTGAATGATAACATACTTTCGTATGCAGAGTAAGATACCTCACTCATAGATGCAGTAAATGTGTTTAATCCCATCATATCAGTCAACGACATAGTAAATTGATTACTGCCAGTTAACTCTGTCCTAATTGTGTATGAGTTGGATTGAGATATGTAATATGCTAGCATTACCTTGGTTTTATATATAATAAACAACTATTTTACTAATAATAGTTAAATAAAAAACCCCACTCCGTTAAGAGTAGGGTTAATATTTTATCAAGTGTAATACTGAATTATGCAGATGCTCCGTAAACTACTGTGTAGTTTGTAGTTAATCCTGCTAAAGCGTTTGAAGTAGAAGAGCCTGAAAGATACTGAGCTGGGAATTGTTCTTGTCCTGTGAAAGTTAAAGAGTATCCGTAAAGGTCTCCTAATGCTCCACCAGTTTGAATTGTTCCTGCTGTCATGTCAGCACCTTCTTTCTTACCAACTAAAAATGCTTCACCATTATTTGTCCAAACGATTATTTGAGGTCTACCATAAGCCATAAGCTTTAATTGGGTAGTCATTTCGTTTGTTAACTTCTTTAAGTTAAGAGTTAACTCTTGTGAGAAGAATGTAGTTCCATTCTCTCTTGAAGTATTAACAGTCTCGGTATATGCACTTGTTCCCTTCAATTCGTAATAATATAAAATCGAACCTGAAGGAACGCCAGTCAACAATCCTGATGGAGTTGCTGTTTGAGCTGCGGTTTCTGTGAAAGACCCTGTGGTAAAGTTGATGAAATAAACACCTTGTAAACCACCTATACTTTCTTTACAAACCTCATTTCTTCCTAATGTTAATGAACACGGCATGATACTTTAATTTTAATAGTTTTATAAAAAAGGTGGGTGTTGAAACCCACCCTTTGATTTATTTTTAGTAAGCTCCGTAGTAAACGATGTCTTGACCGATACCGAATTGAGTTCCACCTGTGTATCTCATTACAATTCTGTAATTTTGAGAACCATCGATGTTAGCCATATCGATAACTTTAACTTCGTTGTAATCAGACATTAAACCTGTTCCGAAGAATAAGTTTGATTTTTGTGCTGCAACGATTTTGTCAGAACTCATACCTGGACACCATACAATCTCAATACCATTGAAGTTGAATGGTTTTTCACCCACGTTCATTTGGTTGTTCCATCCGTTTGCACCGATAGCACCACCTGCTAAAGCTTGTTGGTATGCTTTTGCTACATTCGTAGATACATACAACAATACATCAGGCTTACCATATACTGTGTCAGGAATAGTGTTTACAACTGAATTTAATTTGTCTAACACGTTTGCTGAAGTCACACTACCAGAGATTACGATTGAACCACTCTTAGCTGCTAATACTGCACCTGCACCACCTGCTGCAATAGATGCAGAGAATGCTGTTTGGAAACCACCGAATTGACCGTTAGTTGCAGTTGAACCTTGCCAGATAGATGTTTCAGTTGCTTCTGCTACTTTACCACCTACATAAGAAATTAAGAAATCGTTGAAGTTCTTTGGAATTTCATCGAATGCAGAGAAACCTAATTGTAAAGCTTCCCAGCTATCTACGAACTCTTGCTTACATAATAGTAAGTTAACTTGTAATTCTTTTGGAGTTAATACTTGCTCAGACAATGCAACCGAACCTGAAGTCACGAAGTCACATGATGCGTCTTGAACAATACCGCTCACATCTAATTTTTGGATTACAGACTTGAACTTCACGTTTGGCATGATAGTCACAAGCTTCTTATCCAATGTGTTTGCACTTAACAACGCTGCTGCGATGTATCCTGATGCTGCTTCACCTGCGTAGGTAGAAGTAATTGTAGGAAGTGCAAAGTTTTGTTTTGCTTTCATTTTAATACCTTTTTAATTTTTTTAAATAATTTATTTATAAAGTTTAGATAAGAAAGAAGATTGTGCATCTTTTGTTTTCTTACCATAATTTTTTCTATTTGTTTCTGCTGTTGCAAACTTTTGTTCTTCAATTGGAGCACCATCTAATTTTGGCAACTCTTCTTCTTCACTCATTTCAATACCAGCTTCTTCTTCAGTCACTTCTGAATTTACAGGAGGCATCATTGCTTCCATCTTAGCCATTTTCTTTTCCATCTCTTCAATTCTGTAAGCCATTTCTTCCATTTTCTTACCTAATTCAATTTCAACTTCTGGCTTCTCATCTTCAGGCTTTAATTCAGCTTCAGCATCTTCTGGTAAAGTTTCTGTTTCATCAGTTTGTTCAGCAGCTTTCAATGTTCCTTTTTCAATTTGACCAGGCACATCAGCAACTTCATCTTCTTTTACATAAGTTCCTGCTTGAGGAATTTCTTTTACCTTTTCATCAGCTAATTCTACATTCTCTCTTTCAACGATTTTACCATCTTCAGTTTTCACTTTGATTAAGTTTTCATTACCTTCTGTATCTTTCAACATCAAGTCATGCATTCCGTTTGGAGCTGGAGATTTAGTTCCATCTTCTGAAACTACGAAAAGGTCTTCGCCTACATCGAAGGTAGGGCTTTCTACGATTGTTCCGTCTGCTAATCTAGCATATGTTAATTCAACTTCTTCAGCTGATAAAAACTCTACAATCTTATTCAATACTTTTTTTGCGTTCATATCAATTTGATTTATATATTAAAAACAATGTTTTTTATTTTTATAGTTATTTTTATTATTCTTTTGGTAAATCTTCACCTCTCCAACTTATGTCTTGCACTATTTCTCTCATAGTAGCAACATCTACCCAATTCTTATTAGGTAAATAATCAATATCACCTGTTGTTGAAATTATAAATTCTGTTTTGGCTATATTCCATCTTGCATCTTCAGGCCATTGTTGAACTATATTCCAATCAATTGTATCAAATTCTTCTGCTGGTATAATTGTATATTTTCTTTCCATTATTTAGTTAATATTTTATTTCCAAAATAATTCCATGTTTGAAATATTTCATCATCAGATAAAATTCTATTATACATTACATATGCCAATACTCTACCTGTTGGAAACCTTGTCAACACCGGGTCTCTACCAATGTTAATTGTAGTTCCTGGAACCGTTCCATTTACACTTCTACTTTGTGATGTAGTTGAAGTAGTTTTTGCAGTATTGTTTAAAAATGTTGCATGTGAGTTAGTTCCATTAGTTCTAAACCAATATCCATTTAACCAAGTATTCCATCCAGTCCATCCAGAAGGTGCTTGTGCCAAAGTAGGATTATTAAGTGTATTTGTCAATCCTGGAATTAATGAAGATGGTGCGGCACCTAATGCAGCTTGAGTATAATATCCAATATCTCCATTACTACCAGGTCTTGTTCCTGGAAAAGAACCATCATCGTTTAGCCATGCTAAAGATGGAGATGCATCTGTTCCTGATGTCACAACAGTCATACAACTAAATGATTGTGATACACCACTTACATAAGTAATGTTATCATTTACACCATCTAATTCTATACATCCACCAAATGTAGTTCTATATGTTGCACCACCTACTAATGTAGCATTATGCCCATTACCACTTAAATCATAAGCGATAGTTCCATAAGAAGGTAGATAACATTGTGGGTCAGAGAAATCAAAAAATGTATCTAATCCATCAGTCACTATGTTTCCTTGAAATACTGGTGTAAACATATTATTTTAAGTTTTTAACATTCGTTGCGTAAACTTCTGCAGTATTGAATGTAATGAATGATACGATATCTCTTGCACTACCAGTTGCAGTTGCTACATAATCATTTCCACCAGGGAAGTAGATGTTTGGTGCAAATGCAATACTACCTGTTGCTACCGTTGCAGATTGTGATACTAATAAGTTAATACTTTCACCTGGAATAATATTTGTAAATGCAACATGTGTAGTTGATGAAGTTGGTAAGTTTAATATAAAGTAATTACTTCTATTCATATCAATTGATGCAGTATTTGCTGCAACTGATAATGTAATAGGTTGAACTCTCATACTACCTGTCAAATCAATATTTCCAATTACTCTAACATCAGGAATTGTGCTACCTGATACTAATAAACTACCTGTGATAACTGCATCTCCTGTGAATGGGAATGCAGCACCTCCACCTCCTCCACTACCAGTATCAACTGTTAATGCAAATGTAGAACTATCACCTTTAGTAAATGTAATTGTATTAAGATTTACCGATGCAGTCACAATTGAACTTGCAGTTATAGAAGAACTTACAAATCCTAATGCAGTTATTTGTGCAGAAGATGAAATTAAATCAGCAGGTAATGCTCCACCAAATGATGAAGTTGCAACTTGTGTATTTTGTCCTAATGAATTACCAACCCATGCATATCCATTTTGTAAAGATGCAGTAAATCCTGCACTTGCACTCAATGGTGTTAATACTGCTACTCTACCATCCGTATAGTTTGCTTTATTTTGGAAACCGAATACCGCTGGGAATGTATCAGTTGGGTTGTTGACATACATTGCAGGGCCTGTTGTCCATCCTGCAATTGCACTTACAACTGCATCAACAGCAAAACCAATTTCATCGTTTGTTGCTATAACACTATTTATTATTGCCTCAGGGCGTAATGTAGCTGATTGAGTAAGATTTCTTGTTGTAATACTATTTCTATTGATTGTAGTAGTTCCGGCCGAGCCTGATATTGTCAATTTAGGTGCAGTTGTTCCACCGGTTGCAGAAGAAGAAACGAATATTTGTCCTTCTACTCTTAAATCTACTGTCGCTGATGAACTAATATAAACACTACCAGTAATTGTTTGATTACCATTGAATTCATTACTTCCAGTTGTTGCATAACTTCCAGTTGCTGCAATCAATGAATTTACTTTAGCATCGTTAGATGATGTATATGAATTGAATGATGCACTACTTGCAAACGATGCAGTAGTTATTTCTACGGGTTGATTAGTTGTTCCACCTACCCACATTAAACCTGTATCTAAACCTGGTAATTGTGCAGGACCTGGATTTAATACCAATCCTTTTCCACCACTACCAGCTTTGGTTATTACACCTAATAATTGAGTAATTGAATTGCTACCTGATGGTAAGTTGGTTGAATATCCACCACCTTCTGCTACATATATTGTTTGACCTGCTGTATATCCTGTCAAATCTATTCCTTCTATTAAACCTAATACGATTGCATTTGTAGTATTTGCTGCTGCAATAGTTTCATTTGATATAAATGTCACAGGCATCTTAGCCGGATTACTTGCATCTGCTTTGAATACTATTGGGTTTGCACCTTGTGAGCCCGAAATATATAATGGGTCACCTTTAGTTATACTCTCACCTGTATAAACTACTTCAATTACTGTTGTTCCTGCACTACCACTAACATCAGGAATTACTACACCGAATGTAGAACTATCACCTTTTGTGA